CTGTGAAGAAACGCTTTAAGAGCTACTGCAAAACACAAGTACTAAACTTTAGAGTTGTCAATCGTATACTTTGGAACAGGTTCAAAACAACCTCCGAACCTGCTTTCGAAATATACAAGTTTAAACTTTATTGTTTAGTTAAATTTGTGCGAGGTAATAGGTGGTCTACTGTCCCTAAGAATAATCTTAAGGATAGGTCGATTTGCTTAGAACCTCTTTGCAATATGCTTGTCCAGCGAGCTGTTGGATTGGGTATCCGACGTTGTCTTAAAGACAAAATCGGGATCGATCTCGATCACCTGGCAGATGTGCACAGGAATCGGATTAGTGACCCAAAGGTCGCTACGATCGATTTATCTGATTGTAGTGATACAATCAGTCTCAAGTTGATTAATTACCTTTTACCCAAACATGTACTTTCCAAAGTACATGCTAGTAGGTCAGACATGACCTTAGGCCCTGACGACAACTATTATGTTGTCAACAAGGTTTCTAGTATGGGTAATGGTTTTACTTTCGATTTGATGACCTTAGTCCTTACAGCTCTAACCAGGTCATTTGATGCTACATCTACTGTATTTGGTGATGACATTATTTGTCAAAACCAGTATGCAGCGGATGTGGTTGATAACCTACAAATAGCTGGTTTCGTTGTTAATCCTAAAAAGACTAACATCAATTCTAGCTATAGGGAATCATGTGGCGCCCACTTCATAGACGATTATGGTTACGTGACCGCCTTTGATGTACGGTGGTTACGTTCCATACAAGATCTTATCGTAACATGTAATAAAGTCGCGATATTATCTAAAGTCTATGGAGAGCCATATGAATCCCTTCGAGTAGGGATCTGGTCCTGTGTGCCCCAGTCCTTGCTTGGGGCGACAACCTTAAGGCTGGTTGTCGATAGGGGCAGGCCGCCGTCTTACTTTCTTGGCGACTATATTCGATATGGGCCGGTGATGTATTACCGACCTTCGAATAATGTTGTTAAGAAGTTAAGGAGGAAGCTTGTTCCTCTTCAGAAGTCTGGGCGATTTTCTTTCGCTCTTGCTTTTGAAGATAAACAGCTTCCCGCGAAGTCTTCGCTGAAATCTAGTGAATGGGATGTATTTTATCAATATATCCGTAATTCACGTAAAAGTAGGCGAATTCCTCGTACGGTGTTGAAATCCACGTTAGTAGCGAGGGTAGATGAAGAACAAATCGGCTTCATCAATGCCCTGCTCCCGTGAGGGACAACGTGGTTGGGTG